TTGGTTGAACTCCACAAACATCATAAGCGATGAGATTCGGCATGGCTCTACGAACCAACGAAATCAAAACAGGATCAACACCGTCAATATTACCGCCGGTCTTGTTAGCATGTGCTGCTTCTGAGATATTACCAAAAACTCCACTGCCTTGGCTAGCTTGTTCTCGCATTGCTTTCTCTTGGTTTTCCAAAAGAACAGCTGTTACCGCTTTCCGATAGTTATCTTTAATCGGTGGCAGATCATCATGCGTAAGAACTGGACCCCACTTTTTTTGAAGGTCTTCAGATAAATACATATTTGTCTCCTAAAGGTTAAAATTAAAAATTATTATGAATTGTAGCGTTTTATCGCTGATGTATAATGTTCCATGTTCTCATTAAGATTTTTTGACTTAGGAGATACCTCTTCAGTCACCTCAATGGTGTCATCAGTTTCTGTAATTTCTGATGTAACTGAGTCCACTTTAGGGAAATAACTTTCCTTAAGAACACCTAGTTTTTCAATGTATTGCTCTGTGTTCTCAAATTCAATTCCTTCAGCCAACTTGGAGATTTTTTCCGATTCTGTATCGGCCAAATCTTTAGTTGCTTCTTTAAGGGCATCATCTTTTTTGAACTGAGCCAATTCTTTTTGGAGTTCTACTCCACGATTAATCTCTTCATCCAAAGAGGTTTCAAGATCTTCAACTTTTGTGAATAAGTCGTCAACCATGTCTACTTTCTCTTCAGGAATGTCGATGTAATGTTCTGTAAAGAGGGTTTTGATTCCAGACATGAAATCTTCAACCAATTCGGAACGAATTCCTCTTTCGATTGCTAATTCATTTTCTTTCATCCACTCTTCTACGACATACGTAAGATAACCGTCAACTTTTTCTGTAAGTTCTTTTTGGAATTCTTTAGATCCAGCAGCTTGTTCTTTTGCTTGTTCTTCCATCCGAACATTAACTTCATCGATAACTTTTGCATGAACTGCAGCTTCGAAGATAGTCATAGCCTTTTCTTTGAATTCATCAGAGAGTCCTTCTTCGCCTTTTGTTAAGGCTTCGATATCATCTTGAACATTAATTGGTCCGATATCTTCAGAAGTAATCGCCGCGGCGGATACAACTTGGACATCTTCTTCAACCTGTTTCATAGAGGTTGATGCCATAATTTGTTCATATTTAGATGAGAGGTCTGATTTTAACATCTTATTAACTTCATCATAGATGTTTTTCAGCATAGCATTCTTAGTAACTGGAATACTTACAGATTCTTTTTTTGCTTTCTTTGATTCTGCAGCTGGTTCTTCATCTTCGTCTTCATCTTCAGAATCGGACTCTTCTTCGTCTTCTTCTTCTTTAACGGAAGCTTTAGTAGATTTACCTTCTTCTACTTCTTCTTCCTCTTCATCTTCGTCTTCACCGTCTGAAGAATCTTCTTTAGCAGCGACTTTCGCCTTTTCTGCTATTTCTTCTTCTGTCAGTTCTTCAGACTCCTTGGTCAAAATTTCTTCAGACATTTAAATCTCCTAATCTGTTCTAATTTAAGTGTTTTACTTTGTGTATTATTTAGTAACTTTATAAACTTGACATGAACTGATCAAAGGCTTTTAGTTGATATTCATCTAATTGCTTTTGACTAGTTATTTTCATTTGTTTTTCGATTCGGGCAATATGGCGTTCATCTAGAATACCGTTATCCCATATCCATTCTTTTCCTTCCATAATACCATTGACAAAAGCCGCTGGCGCAGAAGGATCGGCAACAATATCTGCAGCCGTTGCAAGATAAAAATCATCTTGTACATGACTAACATTGCTACCCACAGGCTTTAAGGAGCCCATTCCTCTAGATGAAACACCCAATCGGGCGCCCTCATCGATAAGGTTCTTTACTATTTTTCCATAAGGCGTATCCATAATCTTTGCTCTACCTACGAAATTGTTTCCATCCTCTTTTAATGATTGTATCATGTGGGAAACTCTTTCCAAATTGACAGTAGGTCCTTCTGGATGTCCTAATTCTCCAAACGCTCTGTTTTGTAGAATATAATTTTGTTCGTATCTTTTGGCTTCTTTTTGTAGTATTTCTTTAGGATATAACCGACCATTGCGATTCTTCACATTGGCTTGCATAAATACACCCTCAATGAAGTAATTCTTCCCTTTTGTAGTAGCCTCACATATAAATTCTACATCTTCTAATTGTTCGCAAATAAGTCTCATTAATTTTCTCCTATCATGTGAAATTTCCTAGTACGTAATCAACACGGTGTCCTAATCTTGCATTTTCTTGATATGCAGGAATATCATATCCTGGCGCCTGTTTCTTACATTCTATTATAATTGTATATCCATCACCAGCTGAGTGATCTATTGTGGTAAATTGAATATCTCCTAAAACTCCAGAAGTATCACCTGTTGCATTATTTGGAATTCCGGGCCATTCTGTTCCAGGCATATTAAGAATTCCATTACCAGCTAAATAAGCAATAGAACTTTCAGTACTAGATCCGTCCCATTCGATATTTACTTCCAGACCACTACATATCCATTGTATTTTAGTAACTAAAAGTTCGTAATCTAATTCTATTAAGGCTCCACCATTAGCAGCGGTTCGTGTATGTACTCCTGTTACACTACCAACAATTTTATCAGCATTTGAATAAGCCGTAGAAGCGGCAGTTGCTTTCTTATTCGTATAATCCCATCCAACAACTTCTACTGTGGATGCTCCTGCAACAAATCCTGTAACAATAAAAAATTCAGATCCGTCTGCAACTGCGGTATGAGCTGCAGCCGTTGAAATAACTTCTCCGATTTTAAATCCTTCAACTTCAGCTCCCGACAATGTGAGAGTATGTTTAGCCCAATTAAGGGTTGAAACATCTATCATCTTAACTTTGGTTACAGCAGAACCATCACTCACATTAGTAAATTTAAATATACATTTCTTTTCGGTGTCAACTAATTTTTGAGTTGTTAATACATTGGCCATGTTTTATTCCTCTGAACTCTCCGACCCTTTCGAGTCTGTATTCGGTTTGGTTAAAAAAGTCTTAGCAAAATCTTTTTTCTTACTTTCTAACGATACCATCACTTTTTGTTGTAGAACATCACCTATTGATGTTTTTACTCCTGCGGCATCATCTTGAGCAGATAATGCTACGATATCACTAATTGTAGTTTCATTAGACATAAATTTCCTCTATTATTAAATATCTCTTATATTTATACTATTTATAAATTTAGCCACTAATAACTTTTAAATCTGGCCTATTTGCTGAAGGGTCAAATTCAGAAAATTGATCCTCTTCATCTTCACCTCCACCTTCTTTCTCTGCGGCGATCTGTTTTTTCATATTATCAATTTCTTCTTGAGACAATTTGAGAATTTGTTTATTGATATATTCTTCTGAGAAAAATTTACCGACAACATCATCTCTATATCCCATATCATTTACTAACGTACCTAAACGTTCTCTCATCATTGTTGCTTGTTGTAGTTCCGCAAAATGTGAATCAGATTCCCACTCATATACTATATTATCTCTTACAAGACTCCAATCCGCAGAAGAAACAATCCCTTTAAGTAATAATTGTTTCTCTATGAGATCATCGAACAAAATATTAAATCTAGCCCGTAATCTTTCAATGAAACGAGTAAATTTAACCTCATCCCTAGAAATTTCTTCCGCTCTACCCAATATAAAACCTGAATCTTGTTCTAAACGTGAAGGGGGAACATTAAGTGCTTTGTATAGTTTTGTTTTGAAGTAATCAACATCAGCCAATTCACCAAGGTTCTCCCCTCCAGGCAAAGTAGAAATTTCTGTACCTCTTCCACCTTCTCTACGTGGAAGCCAGTAATCTTCTAACATACTCATGTGCTTACGTTCATCTTTAACTTCACCAGTATTAGAATCATATACCAATTTGTTTTTATATTTACTCATGATATCACGTAGATATTGTTCTGCTTTGATCTTAGGTAGATTACCAACATCAATATAAAAAATTCTACGTTCAGGAGCACGTGAGATACGGTAGATGACCACTGCATCTTCAAGCATTCGTAATTGATTTAAGGGTTTGATTGCTTTGTGTAGATGACTCAAAACTTGTTTTCTATCGGGATCTAATATACCAGAATGTACATAAGAGATAGAATCATTAGCAATTTGAACTGTCCCACCCGAAGCTGCGGTTTGAGAGATTCCCCTTTCATTAAATAGAAAATATTCTTGAAATCCGGAAGTATCAAGTTCTGCTCCCAGAGGACCTGCAACAATTTTTGGTTGTCTAATCTTCTTTATTTTTAAGGGATCTATTGGACGTAGTTCTAATATACCACGTTTGGGATTTTTGTTATCTATAATAATATGAAAGTACAATCTACCATCAACATACCATTTTCTGAACATTTCATAACCAACCTTACGGAAATCTAGCAAACGAATCAGTTCTTTAAATTCGGTTTGTATACTTTCTTTAATATTATCTGATAGATTTGATTTTCCTAGGCTAAGACTGACAGGAGAATTTTCCCTATTTGCAACAACGGCCTCATTAACAACATCATCTATTGCTTGATCACATTCGGGATATGTCGCCATTTCCCTATATTTTCTTAGTAATTCTAATTCATTCTTCGCCGTGCCCTCAAGGTCTACATACGTACCGTAAGCACCTCCCGATGGACCAACTTCAATTGCTCCGTCTTCAGGTTCCGGTAGAGCAAAAGATTGTTTTCTTTTGTCGTCCTTGTCAACTCGTCCTATAGAAAATCCAAATAATTCAACAGCCATACATTCTTCCTAATAGGTGAAATGGGAGTAGAGTAAAACCACCCCCATATAAAAATATGTTTTTCATAATCTAATTCTTAATATCCTGCATTACTTTGAGCAGATTGCCAATAACCATATTCCCATGTTATGTCAAAAGTTTGAATTTCATTGGTTTCCCATGATAAAGCAATTTCTCCACAGGATGAAGGCCAAGCATCAATAAAATCATAAGATTTAGTTATTACTCCACCCTCTTTTGCGAGTTGTTTAATTTTCAACGATCCTGTATAACTATTAATAGCGGAAAACCCACCGGATCTTTTATTGTTGGAACCACCATTGAGTTTTTCCATCCAATTTTCAATATGGTTTCTGATTGCCATATCTTCATCATTGTAAACAGAGGTTGTTAACTGACCAGCAGCTCTATTGCCAGGAATGTTTATTGCTCTGCCCATATATGTAATAGACGAGGCTTCTATAGTTGAAGCTGGAAAAACTGCACTATTACACAAAAATTTAAAATCTGCAATATCTGTTCCCTGACCTTGAGCACTAGTAAGATCGCATTCAAATAAACTTCCTAATGCACCACCTTTTGCTAATTTTGAGGTGAATGTATCTATTTTAAAACTTGCCATTTATTTCTCCGATGACTAAAAATTAAAGATGTGATGGGGAAGTCTTTTTTACAAGTATTGCCTTCGCAAGTCATCGTCTTCCCCCATCTTTTCTATATTTATATAACTATTTATTGACTATCCGCCAATAATTTCTTCAAATTCAACACCACTTCTAACAGCAACAAATTGTAATTGTATGAAGTTAATTGAACGAGATGGTTTTATGAAAATATCTCCACGAAATTCGTTTCGATCCACTACATCACCGGTGTTATTACTGTCATCACAAACAACAGCAAAATCTTGAACTCCACCTCTTCCTTGAATATCTCTCAAGAAAGGTTCAACGGTTGCCACGAATCGAGATCGTGAAAATGAATCGTTGAATTCGAACAAGAAGGAATTCGCCATTTTTGCAATGGATTTTTCCAAAAGGATAAACAACCTTCGTACATTGATTCGATCAAATGCACTTGGTTTTGCTAGTAATGTTTTATCTCCGAAAAGAAGAATTCCACTTCCTGGCATCGCTGTAACAGGATTAATACTATTTTTATAAAGATCATCCCTCTCTGTCTTATTTGGATTGAAAGGAAGTTTAATGGCATTACGAATATTACCACGATCTATACCAGCAGGCGACCAAAAAGGATCACGTGATTGATCTGTAAAGGCACAACATCCAGCGATATCACCATTTAATGGAACGTATCGA